AAAAGAGAGCTCATAGAGCAGTGTTTTTAGTTAAGAAAGATGATAATTTAGTTGATGCAGTTGGAAGAGCATTATACAAAAATAAAAAACCAAAATGGTATAGGTATGGCAATTCTGGGTATCCATTTATACACGGAAATAGTGATACAGCAATTTTAGTAGAAGATGTGGTATCTGCACTAACTATATCTAAATTTTGCACGGGGATAGCTTTATTAGGAACTAACCTTTTACAAACTCATATTGATGTGTTAAAGAAATATAAAAAGATTGGAATAGCACTTGACAAAGACGCAAGTAAAAAAGCTGTTCAATTAGTTGATGACTTGGCTTTAAATATGAATGCTAAGTTTTTATTGTTAGAAGAAGATATAAAAGAAATGTTAGATGAAGATATTAAAAAGTTAGTAGATAGAGTAAACAAGAAAGCTTGGGGTTGGATGAATGATACATACTGAAATCTTATCTATTTGTCTAAATTACGAACACTACAACAAAATTCGTAGATTTATTGATGTTGACATGTTTAATCACGAATACGGTATGGTATACACCCTAATAGAGAAAATACATGACAAATATCCAGAAAAAGTATTAAATCTGCGAGAATTAAAGGTCATGTATGCTGACTTATATCCCGCAGTACCGAAGGCTACAAGGCAGAATATAGTAGATAGAATAGATGAATTGGATGAAAATAGTTCCATATCGGAACTAAATTTTGACGCTATAAAAAACTTTTGGGCTAGACAACAAGCAAAAGAAATAGGCGAAAAAGCGGTTGACATTTATACTGGTGCTGACAAAGACATAAGTAGTCTACGAAGATTAGTAGAAATGTTGGATGAACAAAACATGGTAGGTAGCGAAACTTATCATTTAGTACAAGAAGATTTAGAAGAATTATTTACATTAAATGGTAATAGTGGAGAGTTTAAACATAGACTACTGACATTAGCTGACAATGTTCCCGCTTTAGAACGAGGACATTTTGTTATTTTATTTGCTAGACCAGAAATAGGTAAGACGACATTTTCTAGTTTTAATGCATCTGGGTATATACAACAAGGAAAGAAAGTCACATACTGGGCTAACGAAGAACCCGCAGTTAGAATTAAACTTAGAATAGTACAATCTTATTTTAATCAAACAAAAGAATATATTGCTGACAATTTAGAAAATTACAAAGAAGAATACTTAACAAAAATAAAACCTTTGTTAACAGTTTTTGATAGCGTAGGTACACACATTGATGAGATAAATGAATATGCAAGAATTTATAAACCCGATGTTATGTTTATAGACCAACTTGACAAAGTGCATATAAGTGGTAATTACAATAGAACAGATGAAAAATTAAAAGATGTTTATGTGAGAGCAAGAGAAATAGCAAAACGACATGAATGTTTAATGTGGGCTGTTTCACAGGCAAGTTATGAGGCAGAAGGTAAATCAATAATAGATTATTCTATGTTAGATAATTCACGAACAGGTAAAGCGGGAGAAGCAGATTTAATTTTAGGTATAGGAAGAGGTGCTGACAATAATGATTTATCTGACCCTTATCGTTGTATAACAGTAAGTAAAAATAAATTAAATGGTTGGCATGGTTCAAGACATGCAAGAATAAGTATACAGAGGGGAGTTTTTGAAAGTGATAACGACAGTTGATGTAGAAACAACATTTGATGTTGATGACGAAAATAAAATAATATCTAGTCCATTTAACGGAAACAATTTAGTTTCTGTTGGTTATAAGATTGATGACAATCCAGTTGAGTATTTATGTTTTTATCATAGAGACGAACCTCCAACACCTAATGCACAAAAAATTTTACAAAATGTTTTAGATAAAACTGATGTACTTATAGGACATAACATAAAATTTGATTTTAGTTGGTTAGTACAATGTGGTTTTACTTACGACAAAAAATTACATGACACTATGGTTATGGAATATATTATGGCAAGAGGTATTAAGTGGGGATTTTCATTAGAGGATTGTTGTAAAAGAAAGGGTGTTGCACTTAAAAAAAGTGAATTAATTCAACCATTTATGAAGAATAAAGTATCCTATGAAAGAATACCTTGGACAATAGTGTATGAGTATGGTAAACAAGATGTTGAAAGTACTTATCAATTAGCCATGGCACAGTTAAGTAAATTAAAAATGAATTGGGGAGATTTATATGACAACTAGCATTGTACCAACAATACAAATGTCTATGGAACTAACAAAAGTTTTAGCTAACATTGAAATGAACGGTTTGCATATTAATACTAACATTTTAAATAACATAAAAGTTAAGTTTGAAAAAGAATTAGTAGATTTACAAAAATATTTAAATGAAAAAGTAAAAATATTTATGGGCGACACTCCTATAAATTTAGATTCACCAGAAGATAGGTCTATACTTTTTTATTCGATGCAAGTTACTGACAAAAAAATGTGGGCAACAAGATTTAATATTGGTTATGAAGAAAGAGGAAATACAAAAAAACCTAAAAGAAGAACTAACTTTGCTAACATGAATGATTTTTATATAGAAATAAATTCTTTAGCAAGACCAGAGTTTAAAACGCATGGAATTATATGTCATAATTGTGAAGGAACTGGTAAATACACTTACATGAAAAAAGATGGTACACCAAGTAATGTAAAACGACATTGTAAAACTTGTGGTACAAAAGGTTTAATATTTAAAAATACAAATGAAAGAGCAGGATTAAGATTAAAACCTAGAAATGTTATTGATTGTTCTGCTATGGGATTTAAAACTGACAAAGTAATTTTAGAAAGTTATTTATCAACGACAAAAGGTGTAGAACACGAATTTTTAAAAAGGTATGTACGCTATTCTGCTATACGAACTTATCTAAGAACTTTTGTTGAGGGTATGCAAAAAGCTATTAGTAAAGATGGGATGGTACATCCACAATTTATGCAATGTGTTACAAGCACTGGCAGATTATCTTCTCGTAATCCTAACTTCCAAAACATGCCTAGAGGTAATACTTTTCCTGTTAGAGAATGTATTACATCTAGGTGGGAAGGTGGGAAGATATTAGAAGGTGATTATTCACAATTAGAATTTAGAGTTGCAGGATTTTTAGCTAAAGACGAACAAGTTTTAAAAGACATAAAAAACAAAGTTGATGTTCATAGCTATACTGCAAAGATACTTGGAGTATCACGACAAAAAGCTAAAGCAGATACTTTTAAACCGCTATATGGGGGTATCTTAGGTACTCCAAAACAGATGCAATATTACCGTGCTTTTAAAAATAAGTATTTGGGAATAACTAGGTGGCATACTGAATTACAAAATGAAGCACTTATGTCAAATAAAATAAGATTACCTAGTGGAAGACAATATTTCTTCCCTAATGTTGAGAGATTACGCAGTGGAAGTGTATCAAATTCTACTGCTATTAAGAATTATCCTGTACAGGGATTTGCGACAGCAGATTTGTTGCCACTTGCACTAATTAATTTAAATAAGCTATTGACAAAAAACGAATTAAAGTCTATAGTGTGTAACACAGTACATGATAGTATCGTTTTGGATGTGTATCCAGACGAAGATAAACAAGCTATCGAAACTTTAAAGGAGGCTATGCTGTCTATATCAGATGAATGTGAAAGGCGGTATGGTTTCAAATATACGATGCCAATAGGAATCGAATTAAAAATAGGTAATGATTGGCTAAATATGAAGGAGGTATATAATTCCGATGATTGAAAATAATACACAAACTAATGCTATTGCTATACCGAATGATTTAAATTCTTTAAGTGATGCAGAATTAATGAAACTAACAGGACAGTTAGATAATAGTAGCCAAGAGGGTTCAGTGCTATCTAGACTATCCATTAACTATCAAACAGAAGATGAAAATGAAAATCCTTTACCGAGGGGTCATTACGTTTTAAAAGTTGACGGAGATAGTGTATACGCTAAAACAGCAACCTTTAGACCTTTTGCTAGGTTGTTTGCTTACAGCTATTGGGATAACACCGAAGAAGTCTTTACATCTAGTGTGCAAAGACCATCTTTAGGAGACCAATTTCCAGATTCTAGTGGTGGTTATAAGTGTGGAAAGTTATCTAGGGAGGAGTTAAAAGACTTACCAGATACTGACCCACAAAAAATAATTCAAAGTTCTATAAAATGTAATCAAGTATTATACGGGGTTGCAGATATGGAAGGTAAGAAATCTGATGGAAAGGATGTTAGTTTAAAACAAATTCCTTGTGTTCTTTATGCTAAAGGTGTTAATTACATACCCGTGGCTACAGCCCTTAAATCTTTAGCTACTCAAAAGAAACCAATGATAAGAAACACTCTTTTATTATCTACTAAAAAGCAAAAAACAGGTGGTAATACTTATTTTGCTATGGATATTAAGATTGGAGAATCAGTAGCAATGTCTGACCAAGACACTGTTTTATTAAAAGAATTTGCGGCTGTAACAAAGTCCGTAAATGAAGGCGTTATGGAGAAACATAGAACTGCTGTTAAACAACAAACTAAAGATGGCGACCACTCCCTAGCTATTGAGTTAGACGAATAGCAGTATGTTATCTACTCTAATAGAGAATTTTCTCTATGACGCAGTTGGGGGAAAGTCTAAACCGCTTTCCCCTGCTATTATTAAAGAGTTTAAAGAATCATGTGGTAAAGCATTAGAAAAACAATTTAATGAACAAATGGATTGGCGTATTCGTATGTCTAATCTAGGAAAACCTTTGTGTCAACAGCAATTAGAAAAAAAAGGTGTTAAAAAAGAATTTCAATATAATACAATAATAAAGTTTTTAATAGGTGATTTGCTAGAAGCGGTTACTATAGCAGTTATGAGAGGTGCGGGTGTAAACATAGAAAAGTTACAAGAACCTGTGTCGTTGAAAATAGGAAATATAGAATTAAAAGGTACTTACGATGTTAAAATAGATGGAAGAGTTTGGGATATAAAATCTGCAAGTCCTGCAAGTTTTCTTGGTAAGTTTGGTGAATATGGTAGTTACAATAAAATAAAAGAAAATGATTCTTTTGGTTATATCATGCAAGGGCATATGTATAGTGAGGCTGATAACTCACCTTTTGGTGGTTGGATAGCTATAAATAAAGTTACAGGAGAATTTGCTATATGTGAGGCTCCAGAAGACCAACAAGAAGATAGAAAAGATATGTTAGAA